TCAAAGGCTAGATTCCAGAATGTTTGTTGTTGGTAAACTAGTTCACCAGCAATAATTGGGTTATCAAACCCGCTTACTTGCGTGAGTGAAGATTTATTAAATACTGCCATGATTTTACCTATTCTCGGTTTGCCCTGCTATGCACTCACAGCGGGTTTAATCATGTCTTATTTTGTTTAGTTTAACCGCAGACATAGATACAAGCAATTAATTTCACTTCACTTGGTGTGACGAATATCACATTTTGCCTAGCCCGTGCTACTGTATTAGACCTTACTATGTCATCGGCTTGTTTCATGCCCTTACCTGCGGTTGACGAGGTGATGATTAAATCACCTATTTTTATGTTTCCACCTTCACCGCAACAGTTTATTGCACCTTCACCTACCGCGTTAATAACTGTGTTGTTATATGTTTCGGATAATGTTGCAACGTAAATAGGGTCGGTAATAACTCCATCTGTCATAAGCGAAGCAGGAACGCCTGCCATCAACGGTCTTTGGCTAACAAATACACCAAGCGCCCCGACCTGATTAGCCGTTGCTGATTTCGTAACAATGGTCAAAGAATCAGAAACTTTAGTCACTATTATTGTTGTATCAATAACAATATCGCCTTGCTCAATTTCAGTACCTATTTCAATTAATCCATCGTGAGAACCTGTAAATGGTGACCATGAGCCAGTTACAGCATAGCCAGCATAAGCACCATTAGCTTGCGACACTGCTATAAATGCAGCACCTCCACCGCTTGCACCTGACGCTGCAATAGCGCAATTCTTTAATGCACCATTTGGGCTTGCTGCGTTTACTAGCAATGCAAAATCAGCAACAAAACCATAATTTCCAGTAAAACGAGCAGAACCGCCACCGTTGTTTGTTGCCCATGTATTATTTACTTGTAGACCATAAACAGTTTGGCTATTTTGAAACACATACACAGCGTTATCGTAACTAGGGTTATTAACAAACAAACCTTGAGTGGCATTGCCGATTGCGATATTGCCTGCGGTAACAGAACCTAAGTTAGCAGAAATTGCCGACAGTGAACCCACTTTTAAAGATGATAAATACGGCACGTTCCACACGGTTTGATTAGTTGAAAAACTGTAAATACCGTCACTTTGGTATAAAGACTCCCCCGCCACTAATGCGGGTGGTGTTGCTCCCCAAACTGTGCCAGTTCCCCATTCATTATTTGATGGAAAAGATGTGCTACCCGTTGTTGTTACCGTTGTTGGTGATGATGCTAAAGAGCCTAACGTAGTTTTTGTATAACACACACGGGCAGACGAACCAGTCGTACCTGTTGCCCCTGTTGCCCCTGTAGCCCCAGTTGCCCCTGCTGCGCCAGGTGTGCCAGTTGCCCCAGTTGCCCCTGCTGCGCCAGGTGTGCCAGTTGCCCCAGTTGCCCCTGCTGCGCCAGGTGTGCCAGTCGCTCCAGTTGCGCCTGCTGCGCCAGGTGCGCCATCATCACCAGCATAACCTCGTGCCGTTATGCTTGCAGTTACCCAGTTAATCGTTGAAGTGGTTACCGTTGCTGAATCCAATAATGCTACGGTAGCACCCCACAAAGTAAAGCCCAGACTTGGGCTAGATGGTGGCGTTAATGACCAACCGCTAGGTGTAGGCGTAAACGTACCGCTAGACCATGTGTATGTAGATGTTCCTGTCGGGCCTGCGGGTATTGTCACAGCCCATTGAAATACTGTAGGCAATGCTGACTGAATGCCTGCTGCGCCAGTTGCGCCTGTAGCGCCTGCTGCGCCAGTTGTGCCAGTCGCTCCAGTTGCGCCTGCTGCGCCGTTTAAAGATACCGCAGCAATGCCAACACCTGTTGTCCAATTTACTGTTGAGGTTGCGTCTGTGCCTGCTGCGATAACCTCTTTGCTTGCTTCCCATAAATATATGCCGGGTGTGCCGGGGTTTGCAGGAATTGTCGTAGTCCAACCGCCCCCACCTGAGTACGAGGCATTTACACCGGTTGCCCAAGTGTAAACAGACGTACCGCTAGGGGTAGATGGTGCAACGGTTGCCCATTGATACAGATAAGCTGCTGTTGTCTTAATGCCCGGGCCACCTTGTTCAACAAAATTAAATTGAACTGCGGTTGTTGATGCTTGTGTCACTAAACCCGAATTATCTTTATATCGTACAGGTGCGGTTAAAGTCGCTGAGTTTGCCGACATAACTGTAGGTATCGGAAACAATGCCGCTAAACCTGAAGCCGTTGGATTGCCTATAGTGATGTTTGTTTTAACAATGTCGGCATATCCTGTCGTGCTTGAGCCGCCAATACGGTAAGTGTTGTTTATAAAGGCTACATCTGCATCAGTTTGTGATGATACAAATTGAGTTTGCCCTAAAGCAGTAGAACCGTTTAGGCTTGCAATTGCATTAGTAAATGTAGCCGTTGTGCCGTCATAGGGTACGAGTATGGCAGCGGGACTAAATGTAGCTACAAATGTACCAGCTAGGTTAGTAGGCCCCCATGAATAAACCGCGCTTACAGGCGAGAAATTAGACTGGGTAATTTCATTTCCAACTTTGTACGCAAAGTAGTAAACCCCTGTGGGCAATGCTAAATCTGTAAATATATAGTTTGTATTGTTAACAAACGCTTTAGATGTAATTGGTGTTTGATAATCTAGTAAAGACCAATCGGTAGCTGTAGGTGTTGCGCTTGTTGTGTAATATAAAAATACAGAGTTTACGCGCCCTGTCACGGGTATAAATACTTGTACATTAAATGTTGGCACGACTGCATCTGGTAATGCACTTGACACTGTAGGAGCATTTAAACCACTAAAATAACCACCCGCGACTAAACCAGAGTTAGGTGCAGGGGCAAATTGTGTGATGTCAAAGTTGTCGTAAACCTGCGCGTTGTATTCTGCAAGCTGTATTTGTGCGCCAAGGTTGCCGTCTTCGACTGATGCTTCTCTAACCTGTAATACGCGAAACAATTTAGTGTCCCAACCGTAATAAGCATTTGTCATGCTAACAACGTCACCCGCACTAATTTGTATACCTTCGTAGGTCGTGTTAATAGTTAAGTTTAAATCTTCACGCGCTTGCTCAAGCAACCTATTGGCTAAGTAATACGCTTGTACGCTGTTGTTAACTAAATCGTAATTTAAATTAGTTTTATTAACTGGCTCATTTGGATACAACAACCCTGTTGGCGTTTCAATGTATACATAATTAAATTGGTCTCGGTTTGCATTTTCAGGGAACTTAGCTTCTACTTGATTTATCGAATTTGTGATGTCGATACCACCGACTGTAATAGCACCGATAATATTTGAGTCATCAAAGGCAAACGATGCGCTTTCAGCTTTATTTATTATTACTTCCCATTTACCACTTGTTTCTTGGTACGACATCCACGAATCACAGGCTGTCATTATTTGGTCAACGTTTTGAATCATGTTTTGATTCGTGTCTATTACTCCGTTAATGCGGTATCTGGATTGCGTGTACAGCGTGCCCCCTTGATCGCGGTATGTAATTAATTGGTCTGCATAAATATTAAGCGCAACTGCCGACGCGTAATCAACGTAATCAGGGTCGATTGCTGCGCCGTAGATTGGGTTTGTCATGTAGTCGTACCAGACATCACCAGGCTTGGCTACGCTTGTTTCACGTAAATTATGTTGTGCGTAAAACGTTAACGGTTGTAACTGTGTAGTACCTGCGTCACGGTTGTAAACAAGATGCACAATAGCAAAGGCCAAGCTATTCATTTGGCGACCTGTGGCAGGCCATTCTTGACCAGCAGGTAGACCGTTGGCAAGTGACATGACACTTTGTGGTGTTGCATAGCCTGGCAAAGAACCACCGATATCTAAATTACTTATAACTCCAGACGAATCAGATTTAAACAAATAAATAGCCATATTGCCTAATATTTTTGTATCTGTATTACCTGCACCGTCAATAAGCCCAGCTACGCGAGTTTCATTACTTGTATCAAATACAACCTGTCTGTCACCATAGTAAAACTTAGACTTATCAAAGGTAAATTGCCCATCATCGCTAATTGAACTAACGACCATCACGTAATACATATCTATAGCGTTAGTAGTCATCACAGCGTCAACAAACTTACCGCCTATGTAAGCATCACCATAGACAATAGGTATTGACCTAGTAGTATCGGGTGGAACTTGTATTCTTACACCGTTATCGGTAGCCGAGCCAAAGCCAGCGCTAGTATTTCGTGGCGTTAGGATGGTAGAAATAACGTAAGAAATTGCAATGTTAATGGCAACGGTAATGGCAACTGCTGCGATTGAGCCAGCAGTTAACGCGCCAGCAGTTACTAAACCTGCAACTATGACACTGCCAACTGCGTAAGCGTTAACAGTGTAACAAATAGAAAATAAGACAATTGCAAGTTTTATCATTATTGAATCCAGTTTTCATCTAATTTTCTAAAGCCAAACTTTTCATATTTTATGTTTGGGCTTGTTACCATCTTTGCCATTGTAAAAAATTTAATTCGACCCGATGCTTTTAATTCGTTGCCGTAGTCTACATATTTTTTAAGTAACCTATACCCAAGTGACGTATTACGATACTCAGGTTTGACATACCAAGCCAACTCAGACAATTGCAACGTTTTGTTACACCAAATTGAGGGCGTCATAATTGCCATTACTAAACCTTTATTAGGCTCAAGGTATATGATGCCAGCACCAGCCAAAATTGTGTCAAGCAATCCATTCCAATACTCAACGTTGTTTAATTCGCGCAACTCTACAATGTCGCTTTCGTTCTTAAACTCAACCATTAAATCAATGATTAGCTGTTTATCAAATTTATTGGCTGTTCTCATTAGTTGCCATTGCCACCGTTAAAATTACCCGTTTCGCTAAATACACTTTCGTCTGTTCCTGTGGTAGTAGTGTCGCTTGTTGAGGTAGTTTGACCACCACTAACAGGCGGTTTACCAAAATCAAAGTAAAGTGAGGCAATGACTGCAACGCGATTCATGCTTGTATCACTTGGGTAAAATGTTTGCCATTGCGTAGAGTTAGTTTTCATACCCGATGTGCGGTTTTGTAAAACTAAACGCATAGACGAACACAACGCGACAACCGTAGCAATCCGCATTCGTAATGATTCGTTAAAATCTTCGTTGATTGCAAAATTGTTAATGATGCCCTGATAGCGCTTAAAAAACTGTAATGTCGGGCTTGTAATAATTTGATTGTTATCATCTAAAAAACCACGCCATATTTCAATTGTGCTACCTTTTAAATCTGAATCAAGAATCAACGCTATGTTGTTTGAATCAATGCCAGTTAACATTATCCGCAAATCAAATGATGATGCTTTAATGTCGCGCTGTATTTCGCTAATTCCTAAAAAACTCCCCATACCTTGAAATGTTGTACCGCCTACTGTGATAGGTGACGCGGCATTGCAAAACGTATGCACCTCATCGGGCATCGTTAACTTTACAAACTCTGCATATTTGATCGATGTTGACTGTAACGCATTCATAATCGTTGTCATGTTTTGTCCTTAATTAATAATATTTTCACGAAATATAAATGGTGAATCCCATTGTACAAACGCGCCGCCTGTCATCGGGTTTAGAGTGTAAGTAGGGCAAGATTCTGCAATGACGTTAAATGATACATTTTTGCCAAGTGTTACAGTTGCTCCCGATGCTGGCGTGCCAATAAGTGGTCTGTGAATAAACACAGTTGAACCCGCAGAGTCTGCTGTCACTTTATATGTGTAGCCACCAACTTGTAAAAAGTCACCTGCCTTAAACGTGCCATTGCTTGATAAAGATAGCGATTGGGTATTGGGTGCTGGCGTTGCCGACAGCGTAGCCGCTGTAGCCGTGCCCTGCATCTTTGTAAACCATTCTAACGACGGTGTATTAAAACTAATTGTTTCGGGTAATTGTCGGTCTAAATTATCGATAACCTGTATAACGTTTCTGACTTGTGGATAATATAAATAATTATTAGGCACAACAGTAAACACCCACGGCACGGCTGTTAAGTACTGAGCCACGCGCAACTGTCCAGAACGGCTAACCTGTTGCCCGATTACGCGCCTATTGTTTACCGTCATTTGAGTTTGTATATTTAATATTGTTTGGAAGCTCATGCTCTACTCCGATTATTTGCTATTGATTTATTTGCAAATTGATTAGCTGACCATATCGCCCTTGAGCTTCCGTAAATCCTGTCTTCAAACGACTTGGTATCTATTGCGTCAATATAATTGTTTGTAACGTTAGTAGTCCCACCAAAGTCACCAAGATTGTTATTTGGTATGATTGCACCTGACCTGCCGGGTATAAATAACTCTGGGCCATTCTCGCCCACAATGCTTGGCCCGGTAATCGTGCCACCTGACGCAAAGGTTGAATAAGAACCCACATCGCCTGGACCAAATGCAGTCATAGCAAAACTAATGCCCATTTCTAGTAGTTTGTTAGCCTGCATCTTAAGCTGAATTTTTATTAGGTCTTTAATTACGCTTTCTGCAAATTCGCTAAATGACAACTTGCCGTTGTCTACAAAGTTATCAATTGCC